CGGGGAATGGCATCAAGCAGCCGATTGCGCTCGGCGATGATCTTGTCGGCGACTTCGATCTCTTCCTGCTGAGCCGCGCACCTGGCCTGCAGCGCCGTCACTTCGTCGCGCAGCTGCGCGGTCTCACCGGCGATTGCTGCCGCGAGCTGCGACCGAAATAGATCTTCCCCTCCGCCGGCGGGCTCGTTGTCGTAGATGAAGCTTTCCAGCGCTGACACCGGCGCACTGGTCTTGAGCTTGTCGGCGCAGTCTTCCCAGGTAGGGATCTGCAGCGGTGCCTCGCATCCAGGCTTGCCGCAGAACGGCGTGCGCACGTTCGGGGTGCACTTACACATTGCTCGCCTCCAGTCCCTGGTCACGAGCGCGGTTGATGCGCGCGGCTTTCTCAACGTCGCCGCCGGGCCGGTCCGGATGATGATCCATGATCAGTCGACGGTGAGCCTGTTCGATATCGGCTCGCGACGCGTTCGGTCCTTTGAGGCCGAGCACCTGCCACCATGATTCCGGCGCCGGGAGCGCGGTGAATCCCTGGAATGCACGGTCGAGAATCGTCGCGCCGCCGTGGCGCTCGATCGAGCGCATCGCTTCGATGGTGGCGGCGACGGCCGCGAGGTTGTCAGCTATGCGGTCGTACCGATCCACGGCCATGCAGCGCTGCTGATTGCCGTCACTCCAATAGACAGCGACGCCAGGATCCATGCGGCCAGTGGCCTGATCTGCGTAGGGCTTCCCGTCGAGCCGCAAGCGGAGATCAGAGGAAATGATGATCTTGCTCTCGGCGATGCCCATCGCGCGGAGTTCGCGGTAGACGCGCTCGGCACCCTGACCGACGTTCAGGCGGTCATCGTGGCTGCTGCTCTTTCTCCGAAACTTTGCGCTGGTGCGCTGGTAACTCGGCGTCCGCCGCCAGCCGACCGGCCACTGCAACGGAAATGCTTGGATTGCTTCGCTCATGTCCTCGCTCTTTCAAAATGGAAATTCGTAGCACTTCCCTTCGTGGCCTTTCGGTTGGCCGCAGTAAGGGGTGTCACAGATCGGTGGTGGTGGTGGCGGCAGTGGAAGAGGCGGCAGCACGGCTTCCATGCGCGCGAGCAGCGATTCCGCTGCCAATTCAGCGCCAACGTCCAGGCTCGTCGCGTGATAGTCGATGACGAACAAGCGCGCGTCGCGGATGATGTCGAGCAGCTCGTCACGCTCGCTCATGCGGACACCGCCAGGAGGATGCTCGTGACCATGCCGAACAGGCACAGCACGACAATGACCAGGTTGCGGTTCGCAACACGCTCACGCAGCCGATCATTCTCGGCGAGCAGTGCGGAGACCGCGTCGACGTTGCGACGTTCGAGGGCGGTGAGAGGCCGGTGCGTGAGCTTCATCGCCGTCTCCCGTTAACGCATACTTCGCGCCTGGCGGATCGCGCAAACAACACAGAGGAGTCGCCGCAATGTTTTGCTACGAGTACGTTGGGTTCATTGCGTGGTGGAGTGCTATCTCGTCCGAGGCTGCTGCAGCGTGGGTCGGAGCTTTTGGCACTGTGCTGGCAATTGCCGTGACGGCTGCCTTCTATGCTGTCGACAAGTGGCTCGCCTGGAAACAGCGGGAAAGCGATAAACTGGACGAAGCTGCGCAGAGCATTGTGGAGATCTGGGTGCGTGCCCGCCTGTTGCTGCCGGCAATGATGACTGCCCAGACAGCACTGAACGTGATCGCGGATAACCTGCAGAGGCCTAGCTCCGCAGCTTACTTTGTAGACGATCGAGGAATAGCTGGTCTCGACGTGATGATCGAATCCTTCGATCAGTTCAAATACTTCGATGCATCGGTCGCTACGGACCTTGTCGACTTCGTTGCCTACGGGCGAACGTTCGACCGCGTCGTCAAGATGGGAGTTCCCATCCGGGACGCAGATGCCATACAGACGGCGCAACTGCTCAAGGGGCTCGCAGAAAGGATTTTGACTTCGCTGCGCCTCGTGACACGCCCAAGCTGATTTGGCTGAGCTAAGCATGGCTTGAGAACACCTCGCGCATGTCCAGCTCGAGCCGAGCTTCCGTCGAGAGCTTGCGATCGCCGGCGTCGAAGCGCCCGACATGCGTCGGGCACTCCGAACAGACGCCGGCGCCTGCAACCTTATCGATGCGCACCCAATAGCAGCCGGCATCGCAGGCGTGGAGCTGATCGCAGCCGCAGCCGATGCAGACTGGGAGCTTCGCGGCCACGGCGCTCAATTGAGGCTCCCTGGTGTCGGTTTCCCCGCGCGCTCGGCTCTGCAGGCGTCGCAGTTGCATTCCCTGGCGACGATCTCCTTGAGCTTCTGCAAGTCCTTGGCGCGCTGTGCCAGCAGCGCGCGCGCCTGGTCGACAAGCCGCCGGAGTTCGCCGGCGGCGTCGATCATGTGACGTTGTGCCTCCGGCGGAACGTTCGGAAGTTCCTTGCATAGCCCATCGGCGATCGCCGCCATGCGGGCCGGATCCAGTTGGAGGCCTGTCATTTCGACTTCCTCGCGGCCTTCTTCTTCGTCGAGGCCTTCGCCGGCTCCGACGCTGGTGCGGTCTTGGGCTCAGTCTCGATGATCGCCTGGTTGCGGAGTTCCTTCGTATTGACCTTGTGCGTCTTCGCCTGTGCGAGCAGATCCTTGGCATCGCCCCAATGGCCGAGCTGGTGCCAGAACGGCGCGATGTGCATCAGCCGATTGAGATCTGAATCGGAGAGCTTCGCGACGTGATCTTCCACCTTCCCGTATCCGGGAAACTTCCAACCGAGCGCCTCAAACAAATGCTCCGTGTCGGTGGACTCCAACTCTCGCGCGATCAGGTAGACCATCGCCCCGCGCGAGGCCTTCTTGGGAGATTTGTCGAAGATCGCGCGAATAACCTTGAGACGGAACAGCTTCTCGATCTGGTTGTCGCGCTCGTTGTACGTCGACTGCTGCCCGACGACAGGCTCCGGATCCTTCTTCAGCGTGATGCCGTGTTTTGCCTTCAGCGCGGACGCGATATCCTCGCGCTTGAATGCCTTGCTGAACGATCCCGTATCCGGGTTCTGTAGCAGCACGCCGTCAGCACCTTTGCCGAGCAATTCGGCATAGCTGCGGCCCTTCGGATCCTCGGGACACTTGTCGGCGGGCCGCACATAGCCGTGGCTCAGGCTCGGAGCGTCCGGGCCGTAGTACGGCTTACGATTGATCTTCTTGGCTTCGGCGCCGGTGATGATTGGCTTGCCAGTTTCCTTGGCCTTCGCAAGCTGCAGCTTGTTCCATGCAGCGCGCTTCGCGCTGAAGCATTTCGGATCGGTGCAGACGTCTGCACTCTTCACATCGCCGAACAGCTCGGGCTGGTTGCCGGTGCGCTTCGGGCAGGCGCCGCACGTACCGGCGCCAGCCACCAGGCCCGCATCATCCCGAGGAAACGGCGCCTCGGTCAGGCGCAATGTGAACTCGCGTTGCACGTACTCGGCGGCGTCGCGATAGCTCATCGGGTCGGGGTTCCAGGCGCGCGGCTGCAGGATGTGCTCAAGCGCCTTCTTCTGCAGATCCTCGACGGGAATCCGAGCGAGCAGCAACGCGATCGACGCACTGACTTTCCCGTCGCGAAGCGCCTTGCGAGCATCGGGGCAAAGATCCAGCAGCTTCAGTCGTGCATAGATGGTGGCCTTGCTCTTGCCGGTGCGAACCGCGATCTCGTCGACGCTGTGCCCGCGCTTCTGCAGTGCCTCGTACCCTTCGGCCTCGACGAGCTCGTGCAGGCCTGTGCGCTGCAGGTTCTCAATTAACTGGATCTCTTCGACCTGCTCATCGGTAAGGTCACGAACTTCGGCGCGTAGCGCAGTGATGCCGGCTTCTTCGGCGGCGAGATAGCGCCCCTCGCCGGCAACGATCTCATATAAAGGAGCGCCGTCGTCTGAGCGGCGGATCTCGGACATCGGATCCGGGCGCACGACGATCGGATGAATCTGCTTCACGCTGGCCATCGACTCGGCCAGCTCTTTGATGTCCTTCTCGGTGCGATGCTTCCGCCGTTCCTGCTGCATCGGTGTCTGCGACAGCACCAGGTGCGTCAGCGGTATGGTGATGGCTTGAATGTTCATGTTATTTCCTGCTGGTATAAAAAAGCGGCTGCGGTGTTGGTGGGCGAGGAAACATTGGAGGGGAGCCCTCGCCGCAGCCGCCTGGCCTAAATCAAGCGGCGCCGGCGGCTGCGATCGACTTCTCCGACCACACGCGCACCCCGTCGCAGACGAAGTCCGCTTTGAGACTGCGAGCCTGCGCGCCGAGCACCTTGTCGTTCGCCATCACGAGGGACAGCGGCGCCCGACCTTCGGCGATGGCCTTCACCAGCGCCTTCAGGTCGACGCATTCGGCATGCCAGGTCTCGCGCGGGCTGATGCCCGCGACCTTCGGCGACTCGATCTGGATGACAGGCGCGACCACGGTCGCGGCACGCTGCTCGAGCTGCCCGGCCTTTTCGAACTTGCCCGATGCCGCCGCCCTCGCCGCCTGCTGCTGCAGCTTCTCCTGCTGCTTGCGCGCGGCTTCGTCGGCCTTTGCTTGCTCGATGCGACGGATGCGCTCTTGCTCGGTCGTGAAGTCACTCATGGCGCGCTTGATCTGTATCTCAGCGGATTTCAGCGGTGCCGACGCTTCATTCTTCTGCGCATCCAACTCGCGACCGGCGGCGAGGATCGGCTTTTTCACGCGCGAGTGCGCGTCGTCGATCTTCTTGAGCATCGACTTAATCATCATCAAACGATTGGCCGCGGCCTGATAGCCCTCGGCGGTTTTGATCACCAGCGACTGCGCGAACGATGTGAGGTTGCCAACTTCGGGCTGGATGGCGACCACTTCGGCGTCGGCTTTCAAATTAGGCTGCATGCTTTGCTCTCCAGTGGTGGATGTTTAGAGCCGACTGAAAAATCGACCAGTCAGCGGGATCGGTGAGGGGATAAACCTTGTAGCCGTTGGGCTTCAGCTGGACGCAGTAGCGCCGGCGGTGTTTGGTGCTGCGTCCGCCGAACATGGATTGATAGAGGCGGTCGTATGCAGCCGTTTGCGGGCCGACCGTTGGCGGCATGGCGAACGTCGCTTTCCAGTCGATGAGCGCTTCGGAATTCCGCCAGTGAGCGAGCAGATCGAGCGTGCCGGCGCAGCCGATCCGGCTGCATGCGACGCGCAGCTCGCTCGCGATGACGGTCAGGCCGGACTCTTCTAAGAAACGTTTGCCGCCCTCGATGTATGGAACGAGTTCGGCGTCGAGCGATGACCAGTCGAGGTCATCGCGGACCAGCAGCGCCATCGCTTCGTGTACATGCTGGCCGCGGATCCGGGCATGCTCGAGCACGTCGGCCGGTATGCCGTCGAGCGCTTCCAGCTGCTGCAGCACCTGAGTCACGGACGGCAAGCGCCGCCCGTTCAACGTGTAGATGTGCGCGTCGGCGTCGAAGTGGAGCGTTGCGGCCATGATTACCAGCCGTTGCCTGCTTGCCGGCCGTCACCGATGTCGCCGCTGCGATCGCCGTCATCATCTGATGTATCGTCGCTGCCGCTATCGGGGTTCTGGATCCACTGCAGTGCCTCGTTGACCTTGGCGAAGGGTAGCTCCGCGATGTCAGCGATCTTGAAGTGCGTCAGAAAGTCTTTTGGCGGGATGCCCGCATGGTCGAGCTTCATGCCGAGCAGCTTCACTTGCTTCTCGGTGCATCGGCCGTTGCCGCCGCCAGTGCCGCCGCCGTTTCCGTTGGAGGCGCGCGAGCGCGGAGCCTGCGTCTGCTGCCGTCCGCGCCGCTGGCCTTGATGCTGGCTTTGCTGCTGATTGTCGCCGGCATCGTCGCCATCCATGATGGTTTCGCGCAGCTCAGCCTGCAGATCCTCCAAGTCCTGGTTGAACACGTCGGAAGCGGCCAGCGCAGTCAGCGTCATGTCGATCTGCGCGCGCTTCTTCGCCATCTTGAGCACTGTGTTGGCGAGATCGGCTGGTTCCGTGCGCACCTGCAGGATTTCGTATTCCTCGCGCTTCTCCTTGTCCCAACCGTATTTGATGCGGCGGCGATCTACGTCAGTTGCGTTCCATTCACGGTTGTAGGCTTTGCGCCATTTGTACTTTTCCTCGCCGGTAGAGGCCTCTCCGATGCCGAAGCCGATCACTGTGCCAGTGGGTGCGTGAACACCGCGCGCCGTGACGCGATATCGGATGCAGTCCTCGGTGGACAGGTCCTCGACAATCGGCTCGCAGGAGATATGAAACATTGACAGCAGCGTCTCGCTGCCGGGCTTGTACAGCGACGGCTTGCCGGTGCCAGGAATTACGCCGTAGTGAATGCCGGACTCCATGACAGACTTCATGGCCTGGCGAATCTTCGTCGCACGAGCCCGCAGCTCGGTGACACTCGCAGTCTGGGCGACGAGCGCCGTCTGCGAAGCTTGGACAATGGCGTTCACTCTTGCTCCTGTGCGTCTTCGACGCGGAAACGATTGTTTGTATTGATGACGTGCTCGACGCGGAATCCGGCATCGCGGAGCGCATGCATCGCGTCGATCATTCGTTCGGAGTGCAGTTCCAGAAGGAACGGCGTCGCCGGCAGCTGCACGACGTTGTTGGAATTGGCGCTCACCAAGTCACCTCGCGATCGGACGGATGCATGAATCGGCGGACATCGCCACGCGCGGAGCGCAGCTTGTGAGCAGCGGCCCGCAGCTTTGCCGCAGCGGCCGGTGTGCGGTCGACAAGCTGCTCGATCTGACTGATGACTCGATAGAGGTTGCAGTCGATCTGATCCGCTTCGGTCTGCAGTGGCGTGCGGTTCTTCATGGTGCTCGCCGCCGCGGCTGCATCGGCGCCTCCGTCACGCGTTGTTGCAAACGATCGCGGTGAAAGCCGGCCTCGGGGCGGTACTGGAGCGCATCGATTCGACGCTGCAGTTCGGCAGCGCGCTCCGGGTCCGGTGTCACGCGCGGCTGGATGGCGAACAGGTTCAGCACGCGCATGGCGACAACCAGAAGCCGAACATCACGCCGAGAAACCCGCCCGCGATGGACAGGAGGAAGAGCACAACGAGGAACCAGGCCTCGGGCGCAAATGAATCGCCGCGCCGGCTCATGACGGGATCTCCAGGCCAAACGTTTCGGAGATCTGCTTCGCTTCGGTGTCCGTCACATCGAAGCCGGCACGGCCGACCCAGAAAGTGAATTCGCGATCGAGAGCGGATCGCGCGAGATGGGGCTGGCCCGCGCCGTAGGCCAGCATCCGCCCGAACTTACCCGTCTTGGAGAAGACGGAGACGCGCATGTCGCCCCGATCATCGGGATGCCGCCGAACAACCATCCGGCGCGGCATCAACGTGGTCGGTCGTAGTTCCAGGGTGAGTTCGCTCACAGCTCCCCCCAGCGGCGGACGCCGTACTCGCGAGCGAGATAGTTTTCGCGGGGCTCGCGGCGCATGCGCTCACGAGCGAGCTCGTCCTGCCGCTCGTGGCGCAGGCGTTCACGCAGCGCTTCGTCACGCGCGACCTGGCGCTTGAAGTTGTCGACGTGCGGATCCGTCTGCACCGCGCTCGGATATCGGCGCAGGTTCGGCGGATCGCGATCGGCGTCGAGCGCGGGCGATTCGAGGCCCAACAGGGAAGAGGGCAGGCTCATGACCGCGCCTCGATCTGTTCGATCAGATCTTCGATCGCGGCTTGCTCGGTGCGGCCGTTACCAACGGGGTCGCCCGGCTCGTAATTGTCAGGGAAGGCGCTCCACTCATGGGTGCGACCAGGAATCGGGGCGCTATCGCAATTCGTGCGGATCTTGTGGCCGTTCACCAGGTACACGCCCGGAGCGATGGAGCGCCACACGTCCCGGGCCAGCTTCGCGCCACGCCACAACTGATTGGCAGTGGCCCAGCTTTCGTCGCTGCTCGGGTCGAAGTCGGTTGCAATGAATCTCGCCAGGCGCTCGGCGGAGCGGACTGCGAGCGGCTTTTGCTGTTCGAGAATCGCCAGCAGCAGATCGGCGTCGGTGGTGATCACGCTCTCTCCCTAATCGGCCGGAGGGCCTACGGGAGGCATTAAACACGACGTTTAATCACCAGTCAACGGGATGTTTAAGAAAGTAGTATTCTGCGGCGAGGGCTCTCCCCGGAGCCCAGTTACATCAGGAGATCAGACGTGGACGAGAAAGCGAGCTTGGCGCAAACGCTGCGAGCGAGTGAGGTTGCGCTGGAGGCCGCCCGCCAAGACTATGGCGGGAAGGTTGATGACGAGACGCAGGAGAAGTTTGTACTGAAGCGCGCCGAGAAGTACCGGCAGTTCCTGCTCGGTACCGAGAAACCAACGGGCGATTGAAGGGTGGGCCCGGCGGCCACTCTGGTGGTCGCCGGGCTTGAATGCCTATTTTTCGTCCTTCCGCCTGCCGTGTGTCACGACGTGGTGGCACTCGACATAAAGATTCAGCCAGTAATCTCGATTCTTTGCGACACCTGCCTCAGATCGTGAAATATATCCCGCTAGTTGCAATGCGACTTGAGCCTGTCCGTCGTCATTAACCGTGTGGATGGTGCCGCTTACGCTTCGTGAGTCATCTGCCATGGTTTGGTCTCCGCTGTGTTGACGTTATGTTCGAGCCGTTCATTTGTTATTTACCCGCAATGGTCTGCGATGTTGCTGTTGACGCTGGCAGCTCGCGCGATCAGAGCAAGCCAGCGTCCTCGAGCGCGAGATCCTGAACGAGAGCCTGGCAAGCGCTCATTGCGCCGGATGCATAAGTGGGATTCCGGGCGGCGCTGCCGGCCAGCGACATGAAATATTTCTTTCCGGTTCGGCCGGTCCGCGGACACATGGCAATCACGACCGCCCCGACCACATCTCCATCGTTTGCGGCTTGCGCCAGCCGCTCGAACAGTTCCTTTGTCTCAACATCAGGTCCAATTCTGAGTACTTTCAGCTTTCCGTCATCGTGCATCTCGCTTCGTCCCCGTTCGCATCCGTCGACGCCCGCGGCGTTCAGTTGCGCCAGGGATGTCTGTCTGCAGAGGCTGCACGGTAGGAGGGGGCGAAGGCTGTCGAGCACGTCTCACTGTGTTCAATAGCGATATTTTCAGCTCACGCGGCAAATCCAGCAGGGCTCGATCCAATTCGGCATCGCTCATTGTTTCGGCTTTGGCCTGATGCCCTATGGCGGACTCTGCCGGGAGCCTGCCTTGAGTGGTCAACCCCAACAACTGCTCGATCGTCCAATGCAGCACTTTCGCTGCGCGCGCGTGATGCTCCGGCGGCATACCCCGCCGTTTCCAGTTCGTGACGTGTTGAGGAAGTGTGTCCATTGCGGCCGCAAACTCGACTTGATTCATGCCGAGTTCTTTGGCGCGGGCAAGCGCCCGGTCAATGGGTCTGATCGATTGGCCTGTCATGGCCATCAGACTAAACAAGCGGTTTAGCTCACTGTTAAACGGTGCGTTTGACGAAAAGTAAACGTCGTGTTTAATATGCGGCGTTATGACACCCGCAGAATCATCCCTGGTTATCGCTGCGGCCGGCGGCGACAAGGCGTTCGGTGAGCTCCTCGGCATCGATAACGCTCCGCGCTACCAGCAGCGCATAAACAACTGGAAGCGTCGCGGAATTCCGCCCGCCGTCCTGGTCGATCATTTCGAGACGATCCAGCATCTTCGCGCCAAAGCGCAGGCCGCCGGCTCCGAGCCTACAGCGCCGCAGGGGGGCGCCTGATGGCCGCCGACCTCGACGACCTGAAGCGGCTGAAAGTCACCGAAGAGACCAAGGCCTGGTTGCACGCAAAGTCGCTTTCGACCGGGCGCCGCATGCAGGAAATCGCGCGCGACGCTCTGCACGAAATCGCTGTCGCCGAAATTCGAGCAGCCAGAATACTCGCGAATCTGGCCCCGGCCGAGGCCCGCGCCGGGGACGATCGGGGACTCGCAAGGGACAACCAGGGACGCGGAGGCCGGCGATGAAACACGGGAAAGTCACTTACCGCATTCGCGCCGCCGGCCGCGGGGTCACGTTAGCTCGCGAGGCGGCATCAAAACTTGAGCTTTATCTTCGACTTCTCCAGGCGGCTGATCATGTCCTCCGCCTTGCGAAGGCCCGCCAGAAGCTCGTCACTGTCAATCCGAATCGTCGCCCCGCACGTGCAGGTCAACTCACTGTGCTGCTTGATCCAAGCGATCGACTTCGGCGTCTTGTGCTTGCAGTTCGGGCACTCGATCGGGAGGTCCTGCGCATCAAAAAGTCCCATGTCGGCTCTCCGGTTGTGAAGGTTGGTAGGTCGCGCTCCAACTCTAGCACCCGGCAGAGCCGGCTCCATTCACCGGGGCCGTTATGTAACGCGTTACGTAACGTTACGCGGACGGGTCGCGTGACATGAACTACTACGAAAAGAATCTTGGCGACTACGCCAAAGAGGCCGGGCATCTGTCGATGGCCGAGCACGGCGCCTTCAACCTGCTGCTGGATTACTACTTCGCGAACGAGAAGCCGGTGCCCAAGGACATGGCTTACAAGATCGCGCGCGCCAGGGCTCCTGAAGAACGGGAGATCGTCGACGCGGTGCTGGCGGAGTTCTTCGAGCTGCAGGCGGACGACTGCTATCACCGCCAGTACTGCGATGACTTGCTAGCCGAATTCATGGCCGACGAGCCTGTGCGGAAGGTGAAAAAGTCGAACGAGGCCGGGCGCCAGCAGAAATATCGCGAGGATCGCGCTCGGATGTTTGCCGCGCTGAACGCGGTCGGGCAGTTCCCGGATTGGAACATTAAGCAGGCCGAGCTGCGAAAGCTGTTCGCAGAGCACTGTGATGTAACGCAGTCTAGCCCGTTACGTAACGCGTCACGTAACGCATCACGTAACGCGTTACAGGACGAACCAGAAACGCGTGAAGTAACGTTAGGTGACGAACCTGCAACGCGTGACACAACGGCTACCAGTACCCAATACCCAATACCCAATACCCAATACCCAATATCTCTTTTTCAGAGCGCGCGTGAGAACGACGAAAACGTTTCACGTGAAGATTTGCCGGAGGAGACAGACGAGGGCGCAGAACAAACATCGCGCCAGAGCGACGGAGACGGCGCTGAGGAAGGAAAGGGAAGGACTCTGACGCCAGAGGCAGCGATGTCGATCGAGCTGCGTAAGCGCAGCGTGAAGGTCACGAGCATGCACCCGCTGCTCTGCGCCTGGGTCAAGGACGGCTACACGGTCGATCAGGTGCTGCGCGCGTTGGCCATCGCGCAATCGACGCTGGGCGAGGGCGCAGAGATCGCCCCGAGATACCTGGACAAGGTTCTGCGTGATCCGCGCAACGCCGATCAGATCAACGGCGTGACGCCGGGCCCGGCCAGCTCGCCCAGCGCGAAGCAGGAATCGCCGGCCGAGCGCGAGCGCCGCCAGCTGCGCGATGAAGGCGCCCAGTACGGTTTCCGTGCGCCTCGCGAAGGCGAAAAGCCCGACGACTATCGGGCGGCGCTCAAGGCCCACAACCGCGCCAAGGAGGACGCCGCGTTTGCGCAGATGGAAACATTTCTCGCAGGGCGGGCTGCGCGATGAGGTGGGACCAGATTGATCAATACCACTGGCGCCGCGAGTGCGGCCGTTACTTCATCGAGCGCACGCTCTCGTTCGCATTCCCCGAAGCGCCCGACGGCCGCTGGGTGTATCTCGCCCACTTCAGGCGAGATCCGCGCGACCGCGAGTGCGTGGCTGAGTGCATCAGCCCGAGGCATCGATTCTCACGTCAGGGCGCAATGGGCGATTGCTCCGCGCATCTGCATCCAAACCAGCAACAGCCGCATCAGACCGCGGCATAGGAACGATCATGTGGTTCAAGAATCTCGTCGCGTATCGTTTGCCGGAAGGCTGGTCGGTGTCCGCCAGCGATCTGGAATCGAAGCTCGGCTCGCGCGCGCTTCAGCCGTGCGGCAGCTTCGACATGCAGACCAAGGGCTGGGTGTTCTCCAGCGATCGGGAGCGCTACGTGCATACGGTCAACGGCCAGCACCTGATCGCGCTGGGCGTCGACGAGAAGGTGCTGCCCGGCGCTGCGATCAAGCAGGCCGTACAGGAACGGGCGAAGGTGCTGGCAGCCGAGCAGGGCTATCCGGTCGGTCGGCGCCAGATGCGCGAGCTGAAGATGCGCGTGACCGAGGAGCTGCGCGGCCGTGCCGTGACGCGGAAGCGAATCACGCGGGCCTGGATCGATTCGGTCAACGGTTGGCTGGTGGTCGACGCGGCCAGTGACGCCAAAGCCGAGCAGCTCGTCGAGACATTGCGCGACACGATCGGCAGTCTGCAGGCCGTGCACATCGAGACCGAACGGTCGCCTTCGACAGCGATGACCGCATGGCTGATGCTCGGCGAAGCGCCTGGCGTCTTCGCGATCGACGACGAGCTCGAGCTGCGCGCGATGGACAAGAGCAAGCCGACCGTCCGCTACGTGCATCACCCGCTCGACGGCCGGGAGATCCGCTCTCAGGTCAACGGCGGCATGTTCGCCACCCGCCTCGGGCTCACGTGGAAAGATCGGATCGCCTTTGTCCTGGACGAGAAGCTGCACGTAAAGCGCGTCGAGTTCCTCGACATCGAGAAGAACATGCCGGCCGACGAGAGCACGGCGGATCCTGCCGACCAAGCGGACGCCGATCTGCTGCTGATGACCGATGCGCTCGCGTCCTTGCTCGCCGATCTGGTGAGCGCGCTCGGTGCTGTCGACGCAGTCGCGAAGGATGCGAGCCACGACGCGCCAGCGGACGATCCCGAGGGCGACCCGCTGTATGCGCCCGCGGTCGCCTTCGTGCGCGAGATCGGTGTGGTCACGACCAGCGGTCTCCAGCGTCACCTGATGATCGGCTTCAACCGGGCAGCGCGGATGATCGAAACAATGGAGGCGGCAGGCCTGGTCGGGACCATCCAGCCGGACGGTTCGCGCATGTACATGCACAGCGCATCGGGCGCGGGCTGATCACCATGCTGCCGCTGTGCCCGAAAGTTCCGTACGAGTCGAGCACCGACGCTCAGCGCGCGCTCGTACGGATCCGCAAGAAGCGCGGCAGCAAGAGCAACCACGAACGGGCCGCGTACAAATGCGCGGACTGCGGCAAGTGGCACCTGGGGTGCAAAAAGAAATGAAACAGCGCTACGGGAAGCGAGACGCCAATCATGGCGATGTCGTGGGCTGGTATCGCGAGCTTGGTTGCGCCGTCGCTGAGACGCATGACGCAGGCCTGGGCGTGCCAGATCTCTTCGTCGGCTGCGCCGGCATCACTGACCCTGTCGAGGTCAAGACGGAGGAAGGTACGTTGGAACCGTCACAGAAAACATTCATCGCGACGTGGCGCGGCAGTCGTGTCGCGATCGTCCGCATACACGCGGACGTGATCGCCCACGTGCATGACATGCGCCGTCGAGCTCGCCGAGGTGGCGCATGATCTGGCCACTCAAGCGAAAGCCGAAGCCGCAACCAGAACGCCCAATCGGATGGCGCGCGATCCAGTGGGCAGCCCCATGGGGCGAAATCGTTTGGGTGTGCAAGTTCCGGCGCGCCGATGGTAGCGAGTACACCGCAAGAAAGTTTCCAGGGGCGCCGATTACGTTCCCGACAGAGCAGAGCGCTGACCGGTGGGCGCGTCTCGTGGTGAATGGCGAGGGCCTCGCATGATGATCGTGGGCGAGCGAGTTGTGCTCATGACGTCGCGTGCGGCGTGGGGCGAGGGAGGCGTGCGCGCCGTGCCGAAGCTTGTAGAGGGCGTCCTCGCTGAGGTGAGGCGCAAAGATGGTTACATGGTGGTCAAGCTGCAGGACGGTCGCGTGTTCGAGAAGCCGGAGATCTACGACGATCCCTGGACCCAGGTGCTACCAGTTCGCACCGTGATTGAAACGCGATCGCCGGAGGCGCCAGCGCTCTCGGAGGAACCCGCGCCGCAATCCGTCCAGGAATGGATCAACGAGTGCAACCGCATCGAGCGCGAGAACGGCGAAGCTTACGATCAGCCGCGCCTGCCGTCCGGCTGGTGGATCCTCCCGTGCCTTTTGATCGGGGCGTTCGTGGTTGCATTCATCGCAAGCCGGCTGATCACCGGCGCCATCGAGTGAGGTCCGATTGAGCACGAGAGAAGCATCAGCCGCGGCGAAGCCTCCGAGCATTCCTGCCGGGCTCTTTGAAACCGACCAGCTGCTCCGGCGTTGGGGCGGCGAGAATCGCAGGTACATCAACAGCGGTGGAATTCACCCGCTCGAGCGGATCCGGCTGCTGCGCGACGGCGCCGTGTTCTCAGCGCCCGCGCCCGAGCCGGGCGAGTACGAGATCATTGACCAGATCCTGGCGACCTCTCCCGATGACACGCGCGCCTTCATCATCTTCTGGTACGAGCCATCGCGCACAGTCATCCAGAAGGCCAACGTGATGAACAGGTCGCGGGCGCAGGCATACAACGAGCTGAAGAATCATCTGTCGTACATGAAAGGCCGGCTCAACGCGCGCGGCGTGTGGGTGTGACGGTTCATGAATTGGCCCGCGATTGATGATTCGACCCTATATATAAAGACGATTTCACGAATAGATCGTGAATTCATTCCAGGCAGTCAATGATCGGTCGAAGAGGTCCGAACGCGCGGTCTGCGTTCGGCGAGCGAATGCAGCGCAACGAGTGGAGATGTAAGCAGACATGGTGACGACCTGGGTACTGATCCTATTCGCGCACGTCGGGCCGCTGGCCGATGGCAATAGCAACGCGCTGACGAGCGTGCCGGGCTTCGGCTCTCAGCAGGAATGTCAGGCTGCGGGCGGCGAAGCGAAGAAGCTGGCCAGGGCCACGGTGAAGATCGTCGACTTCGTGTGCGTGAAGCAGACGCGCGCGACTGGCAGCTAGGATGGACGTCGACGCCTTCCGCAAGGAACTGCTCGGAACGTTCGAGCCGATGGATCGTCGGCTATGGGATCTCGCCGTCGAATATCACCAACGCTGCGAGGCATACGACCGCACCGTGTGCACCGGACCGATCGTGAAAGACGGCATCATGCCGGTGACCCACAGGGAACTCGCGCTGATAAACCGGCATGCGGTCGTTGTGCGTAGAGATATCGCGCAGCGCGCGGAGCAGATGGGATTCACCCGCAAAGAGCTGCAGAAGGCAATCTCCAGCGCCGCCGACGAGGCGTGAGCCGGTGTAACCGAAATGGTTGCAGTGTGTAACCAAAACGGTTACACTGCATCCCATGATTAAGAGCTTCCGCAATAAGGGCCTCAAAGAGTTCTTCGAGACTGGTCACTCGAAGAAGGTACAGGCGAAGCATCACGGCAAGCTGCGCCTGATCCTGACACTGCTGAATGCAGCGGCCAATCCCGGCCAAATGGCAGCCCCCGGCCTGCGTTATCACCCGCTCAAAGGCCCGATGAAGGGTCTGCATGCGGTGGACGTGGACGGCAATACCCGCGTCGTCTTCAAGATGGAAGGCGGCCACGCATACGAGGTGGACTATGTCGACTATCACTAACGGCCGGATGCACAACCCGGCGCATCCCGGAGAGATCCTCCGGGAACTGTATCTGGCGCCGCTGGGCGTCTCGATCACGACGGCGGCCGAGGCGCTCGGCGTTAGCCGCAAGCACCTGTCGGAGATCATCAACGGTCGTGCGGCGGTGAAGCCGGAGATGGCGGCGCTGCTCGCTGCGGCATTCGGCACCGAGCCGGATATCTGGATCAACCTCCAGGCTCAGTACGACGTATGGATGGTCTCGCAGCAGCCGAAGCCGAAGGTGAAGCAGCTGCACGCGGCGTAGGTGCAAGATGGGTAGATTATCGAGCGCATCTGTTGGAGACGTTGTGGTCCATCTCGACGGATTTCCTGGGCCGTACCCGTATGTGGGAGTGGTCGAGGCAGTTGATGGCGGCCATCTCACCTTTCGCGGCCTTGAGGTACGCGTCACGTTCACCGCTCCAATCGGCCATTTCTACGAAGCAACTGAGCAAGATAGACAGCGCGCGCGCGACCTGATTGCGCAGGAAAGAATCTGACCCGTTGACAGTCTAGCCGTCTAGACATCAGAGTCGGCCACGCTGGCGGACTGTGACGCCGGTGACGATCGATTCCCTCGTTAGGATCTGAGCGCCCCGCACCTGAGAAGGTTGCGGGGCGTTTTTTTGGGGGCAGTGCAACGGAGTCATCCGGTCCCAACTGTAGGCATTGTGTCGCAGTGGGTACCGTGTTTACACCGTCTGACATCGAGAGCTTAGCGAACGCGCTGGGGGCAATCTTGGGCGCTGCTTTGGTGGCCGCGAAGCTGGTCAAGAAATGTCGCCGCGTGCTTAAAAAAGAGCTGAAAGGTATGTCAGTACTTACATACCTTTTTAAAAAATGGTCCCGATACCACAACTGTAGTTGCGGCCAGCAACAACAAAAAAAACCTTGTTTTCGTTACCTACCACTTGATGGGTATTTCAAAAAAGCCTTCTCTCAGGGTCTCCCTGAATGATGCGTACCGAGTGATCAAAATTTTGATCAGCTGAAAGATCTACCTTTGGTTTCCCCCGATTGGCCCGCCTTGAGCGGGCTTTTTTATGCCTGATGAAGACAGCCTGACCGCCTATCTGAAGCTGCGCCGCCGACATCAGATCTTTGTCGATGCGATGGTGAGTGAGGGTGTCGGCACCAAGGCGATGATAGCGACCGGCTTCAAGGGCAAGCGGCCGGATGTCGCTGCATCGAAGTTGCTGGCGCGGCCGGAGATTCGCGCTGCGATTGAGGAACGGAAGGCGGAGGCGATCGCCGCGATCGGCGTCACGCACCTGCGGACGCTGCGCGAGCTCGTTGCTGTGGCGTACTTCAACCCGAAGGCGCTGCTGAACGCGGAGACCGGCGAACTGCTGCCAGTGCATGAATGGCCTGACGATGCCGCCGCCGCGATCATCGGCTGCGACATCGAGCAACTGTTCGCCGGCAAGGGCAAGGATCGTGAAGCGATCGGCCAGGTCGTGAAGCCGCGAGCTGCGCCAAAGGTCGAGGCGCTCAAGCTGCTCATGCAGTACCAGAAGATGCTCGTAGAGAAGCACGAGCACTCAGGCCCGGGCGGAAAACCGCTCGCGCCGCCGATGATCGGGATCACCTTTGCAGACGGCGGGCCGGGCACACCAGCACCAGCAGCGGATGACGGCGTCGAAACCTCATGAGCTGCTGTCGCCGAAGCTCCGCTCGCTGTTCTTTCGGCCGGGGCCAAACGGCAGCGCGATCTATGTTCCAAGCCGTTACAAAGTTGCAAAGGGTGGACGCGGCAGCCAGAAAACCTGGGGCTTCGGCGGCACTGCTGTAACGCTCGGCACACTTCGCCCTCTGCGCATCATGTGGGTGCGAGAGACTCAGGCTTCGATCAAGGAATCGGTGCATCGGCTGCTTGAGACGCGCATCGATAGCCTCGGACTCGGGCCCTACTATGACGTGCAAGAGCAGGTCATCAAGGGCACGAACGGCACCGAGCACATCTTCGCCGGCATCAAGACCGATCCAGGCAAGATCAAATCGACGGAAGGTGTAGACATCTGCATCGTCGTCGAGGCCGAGAAGGTCAGCGAGCAGAGCTGGAAGTATCTGATCCCGACGATCCGCGCGCCGGGTTCGGAGATCTGGGTCGAGTTCAACCCGCGCGAGAAAACGGATCCCACCTCACAGCGCTTCATCGAGCGCATGCCGCCGAACTGCCGGCGCGTGCACGTCAACTGGAACGATAACCCGTGGTTTCCGCCGGAGCTGGAACTCGAGCGGCAATACGCGCTGCAGCTCATCCGCGACGCGAAGGATGACGACGAGCGCGTCCAGCTGCAGGCGGACTATGACCACGTTTGGGAAGGCGGGTACCAGACGCGCAGCGACGCCGCGGTGTTTCGCCGGCGAGTGGTGGTTGAGGACTTCCCCGATCCGCCGGAGCGCACACGTCTGCACTACGGCGCCGACTGGGGATTTGCAAACGATCCGACCGCGTTGGTCCGCTTCTGGATCACAGATCACAAGGACGAGCGCGGCCAGGCGTACCAAGAGCTGTGGATCAGTCACGAGGCGTTCGGTTACCGCGTCGAGATCGACGAGACGCCCGCGCTCTTCGACAAGGTGCCCGGTTCTCGGCAGTGGCCGATCAAGGCGGACGCAGCGCGGCCCGAAACGATCAGCTACATGCGGCGGCAGGGATTCAACATCTCTGCCGCGGAGAAGTGGCCAGGATCGGTCGAGGACGGAATCGCCCACGTAAAGGCGTTCCGGAAAATTCACATTCACAGCCGCTGCAAGAAGATGCAGGAAGAGGCGCGGCTGTATTCGTACAAGATCGATTGCCAGACCAGCGAGGTGCTGCCGGTGCTGGTCGACGCGTACAACCACGGCTGGGACGCCGTTCGGTACGGGCTCGATGGTTATATTCAACGGCGCGGTGTTGCGGGTGTGTGGTCGAGATTGTGAGAAAGCATGGCTAAGCCGCACATCACGCTGAAGTCGAGACCGATCGCGACGATCGACTCGATTCAGAATTTCCTCACGCGCACCGGCATCGGCACCGGCAATGCGAACGACGGCGCGAGGTACGGATTCAACCCCGTCACGCGCAACCGTCTGCAGATGGAGTGGGTCTATCGCGGATCGTGGATCGCCGGCCAGGTGATCGATGCGGTCGCCGAGGACATGACGCGTGAGGGCGTGAGCATCACGTCGAACGATGCGCCCGAAAGGCGCAAGGAGCTGGAGGAAGAAGTCGGGCGGCTGCAGCTGTGGTCGAAACTGTGTGAGTCCATCAAGTGGGCACGGCTCTATGGTGGCGGCCTCGCTGTGATGCTGGTCGACGGTCAGAACCTGTCGACGCCGTTACGTTTGGACACCATCGACAAAGGTCAATTCAAGGGGCTGCTACCGCTCGATCGCTGGGCTGTGGTTCCGAGTCTGACCGACCTGGTCACCGAGTTCGGGCCCGACCTCGGGAAGCCGCGGTTCTACGACATGGTGCTGCCACAGTCGGAACTCGGTCTGCCGCGCGATCGCATCCACTACTCGCGAGTGATCCGGCTCGAAGGCATCGAGCTGCCATACTGGCAGCGGATCACTGAGAACTATTGGGGCCAGAGCGTGCTCGAGCGCCTCTGGGACCGACTCGTCGCGTTCGACTCGACGACGGCCGGCACGGCACAGCTCGTCTACAAGGCGCACCTGCGCACGTACAAGGTCAAGGATCTGCGCGAGATCATCGCTGCAGGCGGGCCTGCGCTCGATGGCCTGGTCAAGCAGATCGACATGATCCGCCGCTTCCAGAGCAACGAGGGCATGACCCTCATGGATGCGGAGGACGAGTTCGAAGCGCATCAGTACACGTTCAGCGGCCTCGACAACGTGCTGCTGCAGATGGGCCAGCAGCTGTCCGGCGCCACTGGTATTCCGTTGGTGCGTCTGTTTGGGCAGTCGCCCGCCGGACTGAACGCGACCGGCGAATCGGATCTGCGCACCTACTACGACAACGTCAAGCAGCAGCAGGAGTCGAGACTGCGCAGCGGCGTCGAGAAGGTGTATCAGCTCGCGTATCGCTCCAAGTTTGGCCGCGAGCCGTCGAAGGGCTTCGGGATCAGCTTCAATCCGCTGTGGCAACTGTCCGAGGAGCAGCGTGCGAACGTTACCGTCGCAGTAACGAGTGCGGTCCAGGGTGCGTTCGATTCGCACATCATCAACCGCGCGACAGCTCTGCGCGAACTGAAGCAGCTCGCGCCGATCACTGGCGCCTTCTCGAACATCGACGACAAGGACATCAAGGAGGCCGAGAGTGATCCACCTCCCAGCCCAGAAAGCCTCGGTCTCAAGCTTCCTGACCCTGGACCGGAAAAGAAACCAGGCGAGCGGAAGGAAGGGACCGACAAAGACAGCGAGGGCTGAGCGCGAGTACTCGCGCCATTTGCGCCAGGTCGCGAGGCACGTCGGAGAGATCATCAACGGCTTCGAGCCGGGTGATATCAACGCGTTCCCGTCGCTCGAGCAGCTGCTGCAGCGGTACGCCGAAGCGCTTACGCCTTGGGCAGAGCGAACGGCAGGCCAGATGCTCGGCGAAATCGATGCGCGCGATCGCGAATCGTGGCGTGCGCTCGGCAATGCGATATCGCGAGGGCTGCGCGACGAGATCCTTCACGCCCCCGTCGGCGAGACGATGCGCGAGCGGCTTTCAGATCAGGTCGAGCTGATCCGCTCGATCCCGATCGAAGCTGGCCGGTGCGTGCACGAGCTCACGCTGAAAGGCTTGGAGGACTCGACGCGGTTCAACGAGTTCGTCGAGGGCATTCGCGCATCGGGCGACGTGGCCGAGAGCCGAGCGATTCTGATCGCGCGCACCGAGGTGAGCCGGACGGCGTCCGTGCTGGTGGAGTCGCGCTGCTCTCACGTCGGCATCGGGGAGTACATCTGGCGCACCAGCCGTGACGGCGCAGTGCGGCCTGGACATAAGGCTATGGAGGGCACGTCGTGCAAATGGGCGAGCCCGCCAGCGGTCGACGAAGGCGGCCGCATCATGAATTTTCACGCCGGACAGATTTGGAATTGCCGCTGCTGGCCCGAGCCGGTGTTACCTGAAATTTGACTGTAGCTGTTGACGACACGTGTGAATCTCGCCCGCCCCCGCGCGGGCTTTTTTATTTCCGCCCTCAAACTGGAGACGACCATGAAGAAGCTGATGAATCGATTGCTCGCGCCGCTGCTGATCGCGGTGTCGATGTTTGTTTCGCTCGCACCGCAGACAGCGGGCGCCGATGCGATGGCCAACTACCTCGAAAACCGGCTCGTCGACGCGCTGCTGCGCGGCCAGACGTATTCGATGCCAACGACGACTTACGTCGGCCTCGCAGTCACGGCTGGCAGTGATGCGGCATGCGGTACCGAAGTTTCCGGCGGTTCGTACGCGCGAGTCGCGGTCACTTCGACTCTGGCGAACTGGGCGGGCACGCAGTCGAGCGGCAGCACTGTTGCATCGAGCGGCACGTCCGGCACGACTTCGAACAACAACGCGATCACCTTCGCCGCGCCCACCGGCAACTGGGGCTCGATCGTCGAGGTCTGCGTATTCGATGCGAGCACCGGTGGCAACGTGTTGTTTCGAACCGCGCTGACCGCCTCGAAGACGGTGAACAACGGTGACGCGGCGCCGTCCTTCGCGGCCGGTGCGCTCACATTCCAGATCGACAACTGATCTGAACTGCCGCCCTCACTCACGCACCGAACGAGGTTCCCATGAAAGTCATTCTCGCTTGCGCCGCGCTGCTGGTCAGCGCGGCTGTCTCCGCAGCTCCGCCGGCTATCGAGCCGATCGAAGCCAATGCTCAGGTCGGCTCTGGCGTTCACATGACCGCCACGCTCGCAACCTTTGGCAGCTTCGAATGGAAGCGCGCGCCGTCCGTCACGCGGCTGGCGATCGCTCGCCGCACCGTGCTGACCGACCTGCGCAATGGCCGTATCGGCGTCGACCGCGCGGAGGTGCTGCAGAAGCGTGCCGACAACGTGCGCTCTCTGCTCGATCGCGCGAAGGCTGCATGCCGCCAGGACGATCGCACGGCCAAGTGCCGGGGCGACGAGGCTGCGACCGAGCGCCTGCTCGCGCAGGCAAACGCTGAACTGGCCGTGATCTTCAAGTAATCGCGGTCCTTACTGCTCAAGCATCGATTCGGAGATCACTACGATGAAAATCAAGGTTGTGGATGCGCGCGCGATCATCGAGGCCCTCACGAATGGCATCGACGACGCCATGGCGCACGGCCGGCACGAGTTCGATCTGACCGCCACCGTCGAGGCGATCGACGATCGCGCGCGCGAAGATCTGCAGAAGGCGATCGACGCCGCACGCAAGGCCGGCGCGTAAGCCGAACTCGCGATCGCCATGGCGAATCGTCCCTCACGCCTCGTCGTACCGGCCTTCGCGCTGAGTTACGACGGGCACTATCACCTGCGCTATCCGCACGGAGACAAACCCGTCACGGGTGCGGAGCTGGTCGCGCACGCGGAAGCGATCGCGGCTGCTACTGGTGCGTTCGGGGCTCAGATCCGTTTGGGTGGTCTCGCGCTCGGTCGCGCGGGTGCTGCGGGTGGCCTGTCGACGGCAATTCGGTTGGCGGCGCTGGCGAACGCCAGGGCCTTTGCATCCGCGGCGTTCCCGACCGATGGACTGCAGGCCACTCACTATGTCGCGCCGGACGCCGGAGGTTCTGGTATCGGAACGATCTCCAACCCGTTCACCTTGCAGCAGGCCTGCGCGCTCGCACAGCCGGGCTGGCACGTCAAAGGGCTGCCAGGCGATTACATCGGCCCAAATCGAGCATCGCGCTTCGAGCCCACGTTTCGGATCGCGGCGAATGGAACCGAGAGTAATCCGATTATATTTTTCACCGAGAACTACGCGGCCGTGTCCTCGGTGGGCCGCAGTAACCTGCAACACACTGGCACGCAGCAGGGCAGTGGATGTCCCGTCTTGGGGCTGAGTACAGGTCACTGCTGGGTCGGTTGGAACATCAACGAGGATCAGGCGCCAAGCACGCCGGATACTGGCCCAGTCGTTGTCAGCGGAGCATTCAACCGCCTTTCCTACATGCGGATTTCCCGCGGACAGTTCAGTTGGCCGCAAGCTGAAAACAATCAGGCGGCCATCAGGTTTGAAGGATCCGCCTGCCGATACAACGTCGTCAGCGACTGCTGGATCGAGCAGTACAGCGGTATCGGAAGCAACGGCTCCCAGCAAGGTATCCAGTTGTTCAGCACGAACAACAATCCATCGCAGACGACTGGACTGCTGCTGGTCGAGCATTGTTATTTCGACTGGAATCAATTTGCGATGACATGCAAGGGGGCAGGCTCTGCAAGGCCACTCCACGGCGGCATCGTGTTCCGTCGCAACTTGGTCCGCACCGCGAATCGCGGGAACTCCGGCGGCGTGGCATACATGGACACCGATGGCACGCTCGGCCGCAATCAGGTCTATCAGAACATTTTCGTCGGCGGGAACTGCGCGGTACGCACCATGAACCAGGGCGGATACCCAACCCGCGACGTGGACATCATCAACAATACGGCCATCAATCTCGTAAGTAGCGACGATTTCGTTGGTCTGCATGCAGACCTCTACGCGATCAGCATCGGCTCCGGTTGGCGAATCCATAACAACGTCCATGTCGGGACGGCTGTGCCGCTGTTTAAGTCACCTTATAGCGTGGAGAATGACTCCGCCGTCCAATCGCGATCTCACAATATCAGCCAGGCTAGCCAGTGGGGATACATCGCTGGGCGTGGCGCTGGCACTCAGACACTTGCGCAGTGGGTTGCAAACACCCCCTACGATCGCAACAGCATCAACGCGAACGCGCAGCTTGTTTCCTCGGCGTGGGGCAGCCCCGATCTCGGGAAGCTCGGACCGGCCTCGCCCGCGCGTAACGCTGGCTTGGACTTCCTCAACCTCAATGGCGCGGGAACATCGGCACCGTGCGACATGGGCGCATGGGTTGTCCCGAGCGAGCAGATCGGCATTCGCCCTTTGGGGAGCGCTGGATAAATGGCTGAGCACGGCCGGACAACGGTAGGCGCAACGTACATTGAATTCGAAGCGCGCCGCCGTGCTCGCAAAATCACGATCACCGAAACAGAGCCACTGGTCGAGATCCGTGCTCACGTCAAGACTGAAGGCAGTGCGGCCAATGGGACGAAGGCTGTCCTACTGCATGTGGCCGACGACTCCATCGCTCACGAATCTGCGGAGCTGCCGGGGTTCACGGACACGGTAGGCGCATGGCGCGCGTGGTCGATGACTGGCGACGTCGTTCCGGGTGAATACTGGGTGGTGATTTGTGCCGAAGGTATTCCTGGCGGCGGAAACACCATCCTCGTCGCGACGGATACTGTCGAGGATAATCCGGACCTCTATCGTTCGTACTTCAACGATGGCGAGGTCACATGGCCCACGTTGGGCAACTTTGCCACCAACTACGATCACGACGCTGGTCACGACCTTGACGTTTCGATCTACCTGGTTACCGCATCCGGCTCGGGCTCCGGGATGTCTGCAGACGCGACAGGCCTTGCGTCGGCATCCGCTGCGCTCAGTAGCGGCATCAGGCTCGCGGCCAATGCTGCAGGCATCAGTTCATCGTCGGCGGCATTGGCCACGGCCATTCGACTCGCGATAGTCGCGGTATCCAGGGCGGCAGCCGCTGGCACGCTCAACACGGGAGCGCTGCTG